GTGGTCAGAACTGGGATAAGTTTGATCTTGATAATATCATATCTTGGTGGAAAAGAAAGGCAGGTAAAAGATATGATAAGTTAAAGAAAGAGGGACGTTTTAGAACTGAGGTAGAACTCTGGACAGAAGACCAAGACATTCAAATTATACGATGAGTTACGAATTGAAAGACTGGTTGAACTCAATCAACCTTAACAAAAAGAATCTATTTAAAGATGATCCCACAGCAAAATATCCTGCTTATATTATCAATCGCTGTATGTCTGGACACCTTGATACAGTTCTTTTTGCAAACGAAATGAACTTAAATGCACACTTAGATAATGACCTTCAGTATTCCTTTTTTCTAAATAGTGTGAGGAAGCGAAAGAGATTCTCTCCGTGGCTTCGTAAGGATGAGATCAAGGATCTTGATTGTGTGAAACGTTATTATGGTTATAGTAACGAAAAGGCAAAGCAAGCTCTACGTATCTTAAGTAAAGAACAACTTAATTTTATAAAATCTAAATTTGAAACTGGAGGAGCGAAATGATTACCGAGCCTGAGGTAAAATGGTCTACGGATCAAATGATTGAGATTACATTGAATGAACCAGATGATTTCCTAAAAGTTCGTGAAACACTTACACGTATTGGAGTAGCATCTCGTAAAGAGAAAAAGATCTATCAATCCTGTCACATATTACATAAGCAAGGAAGATATTATATTGTACATTTTAAAGAACTGTTTGCATTAGACGGTAAGCATGCAAATCTAACTCAAAATGATGTTCAACGTCGTAATCGTATCATTCAGTTATTATCTGATTGGGGCCTAATTACTATTATGAACGTAAGTAAAATTACTGATATTGCACCATTAAATCAGATAAAAGTGTTAGCATACAAAGAAAAACACGAATGGATACTCGAAACAAAGTATAATATAGGAAAGAAAAAGAAAACCGAGGAGTAACCATGAACGGAAGACTAGACAAGGTTGCTATGACTAATAAACTCATGCAACTTAAAAGAGAATTGCATTATAAGTGTGAGATTGGGGAAAAGGGTGAATGGGAATGTAAAGGAGCAAATGATTATCTTAACAGAGTATTTGATGTATTAGATGAGTATTGGCAGTAGATACCGAACAAAAAATTAGAGTATGCCACATTGCATAATTTGACAGTAAGTGGTTAAATATTAATGTCGCCTTCGGGGACACAATTCACACTCGCTTACTAAGGAGAACCATGACTAACATACAGAGATATAGTGCTTCAGATCTTCCAGAACTAATGGAAAAGATCGCAAGAAATAGCATAGGGTTAGATGATTACATCCAACAATTTTGGAATACAAATTCAAATGCTAACTATCCACCATATAACATCGTTCACGTAAACAACGTTGAGTCTAGATTAGAGATCGCACTCGCAGGATTCAAAAAGAAAGAAGTTAAAGTTTACACAGAATATGGTAAGATATTCGTAGAAGGAACTAAGGAAAAGAAAGAAGAAGAAACTTATAGTCACAAAGGGCTAGCACAGAGATCATTCTCAAGGCAATGGTCACTATCTGATGATGTAGAAGTAAAAGATGTAACTTTTGCAGATGGACTTCTTACAATTACATTAGGTAAGATTGTTCCAGAACATCATGCTAAAAAAGTATACCTTTGATGATTAAAGGATACAATACTTTAGGGATCTTGACGATCCCTTTTTTTATGGTATAATATAGTCAATATATGTTAAAATATGAGTATTCAACTCGCACTACTTAAATCTGGAGAAGAAGTAATTGCTGACATCAAAGAAATTCGTCAAGAAGAAACAGGTGTCTTAGTATCTTATCTTTTTAAAGATCCATATTGTGTTAAAATAAAAACAACTCAGGTTTTAGTTGAAGATGAAAGTAGACCGAAACACGAACTTGCATATTACAAATGGATGTCATTATCTAATGATAGTGATATAATTGTAAATAAAGATTGGGTGGTCTGTATTACAGATCCACTTGACACCGTTAAAAACAACTATGAGGAGAAAATGAATGGAAGACGATCTAATGATCCAAACGGATCAAGCTACGGATCAGGAAATGGAGGCAGCGAATCCAATTCAAGTGTTACACTTAGTGAATCAAATGATTCTAATAGCGGAGATTGATGAAGTCTTGGCAGACATTGGCCAACCAGATTGTAAATTAATTAATCCATGTGTTATAAATGATCCTCATGCAAATGAGAGAAATGATATGGATGGTAAATTGGAAAAGTGGATGTCAGATCTAACTCCTAATAAAGAAATGTTCATAAGTTCTGATAAGATATTGACATTAGTTGATCCTACAAGTAAATTACTATTTGAATATAATAAGACTATCGCATGAGGTTTTATACAAACGTCCATCAAAGGTTTGACGAAATTCTTGTTCGTGGATATGAAAACGGTAAACATTTTACTGCGAGAGAGGCTTTCCATCCCACATTTTTTGTTCCTTCAAAAAGAAACTCTAAGTATAAAACTTTAGAGGGTCAGAGTGTTGAACCAATTAAACCTGGCAAAATATCAGAGTGTAAACAGTTTATAGATAAATATTCTGAGGTGGATAACTTTGATGTTTACGGAAACGACAGATATATCTGTCAGTATATCTCCGAAAAATATCCAGAAGAAGAAATCAAATTTGATATTAGTAAAATTAAATTAGTCACGATTGATATCGAGGTTGCAGCTGAAAGTGGATTTCCCAACGTCTTTGATTGTGCAGAAGAATTACTAGCAATTACTCTACAGGATTATACAACTAAGAAAATAATTTGTTTTGCTTCACGTCCATTCAATAATACGAGAGAAGATGTAAGATACGTTCAGTGTACGGATGAATATAATTTAATAGATCGTTTTTTAGAATATTGGGAAAGAAACACACCAGAAGTGATTACTGGTTGGAACTGTGAGTTGTATGATATTCCGTACATCGTAGGACGTATTGAAAGATTGATGGGTGAAAAGAAAGTTCGTAAACTTTCTCCTTGGGGTTATGTAAGAAAGAAAGATTTTGTTGTACAAGGTCGTAAACAAATATCTTGTGAAATGGCTGGTATATCAGTTATTGATTACCTTGACCTATATCGTAAGTTTACATATACAAACCAAGAATCATATCGTCTAGATCATATTGCTTTTGTTGAACTTGGTAAAAAGAAATTAGACCACTCTGAGTTTGATACATTCAGAGATTTCTATACAGGCAATTGGCAAAAGTTTATTGAATACAACATCATCGACGTGGAACTCGTAGATCAACTCGAAGATAAAATGAAGTTGATTGAACTTTGTCTGACGATGGCATATGATGCGAAAGTGAATTACACAGATGTATTCTTTCAAGTAAGAACTTGGGATTCAATTATTTACAATTATTTGAAGAGGAAGAACGTTGTGATTCCTCCAAAGGTGAGAACAGATAAAGACTCACAATATGCAGGTGCTTATGTTAAGGAACCGATACCAGGAAAGTATGATTGGGTGGTTAGTTTTGACCTCAACAGTCTTTACCCTCATCTCATTATGCAATATAATATTTCCCCAGAAACATTACTCGACCAGAGACATCCATCGGTCAACGTTGATAAAATTCTATCTGAGGAAGTAACATTTGAAATGTTTAAAGATTATGCAGTATGTGCAAATGGTGCGATGTATCGGAAAGACATCAAAGGGTTCTTACCCGAACTGATGGAGAAAATGTATAATGAGCGAGTTATCTTCAAGAAGAAAATGATTGAGGCAAAGAAAGCTTATGAAAAACAGAAGACGAAAACGTTGGAAAAAGAAATTGCCCGTTGCAACAATATCCAGATGGCAAAGAAGATCTCTCTTAACTCTGCTTATGGTGCTATCGGCAATCAGTATTTTCGGTATTTTAAATTAGCAAACGCAGAAGCAATTACTTTATCTGGTCAAGTTTCAATCCGATGGATTGAAAATCGGATGAATCGTAAACTGAACAAAATTTTAAATACGGAGGATGTTGATTATGTTATTGCTTCTGATACCGATTCCATTTATCTTAATCTGGGCCCTTTTATTGACGCAGTATACCAAGGCAGAGAGAAGACTACTGAAGGCATTGTGTCGTTCCTTAATAAGGTGTGTGAAGTGGAATTTGAAAAGTATATTGAGAGTTCTTACCAAGCGTTGGCGAACTATG